TCGCGGCTCCGCGTTCTCTCCGATGCTCCATTGTTCTCTCTCTGGCACGAAGTGAGGAACGAACTCAAGCAAGCAGCGGATGAGATCGAAACGCTCAAGGCTCGCGTCCGCGCTCTGGAGGGCGAGGATGCTTGAATTCATCACGTCACTCATCGTCGCGATCCTCGTTTGGATTGAGAAGCGATTCGACAAAGGAAGGAAGGCAACCGATGCTCCGAAGGATGATGATGCTCTCCGTCGTGCAGGCAGTCGCATTCGCGAGCGGATGCGGACCGAGGACGATACTCGTTCCTGAATCGTCACCAGTCCGGATCGGGCCTAACGTGAAAGGCCGCGTCTACGTTCGCGAAGGCAACGAATGGACGCTCTCCGCGAACTGCGTCGAAATTCCCGAAGGCTTCTACCTCGTGCCTCCATCCTATGTCGACGAGTAAGGCGAAGAGCCGAATCCAACTGCCGATCGACGGATCGCGAGAAACGATCTGGCTCACGACGGGCCAAGTCGCGGCGCGTCTCGGCGTAGCCTCGAAGACGATCGCGAAATGGATCGACAGCGGACGGATGCTCGGCGTAAGGCTTCCAGATTCGAAAGATCGGCGAGTGAGCCTCGATGCGCTTCTTGCATTCGAGCGAGACAACGGATTCGATAGAGCGCGAGGCAAGCCATGAAAAAGACGATACCTGAAGTCTTCGATATTCCGCTTGGTAATGGCCTTCGTGTCGACTCTGATTTCCGTCTTGAAGCCTTCGGAGATACGCTCGACTTTGGAGCATTCAATCTGCTCGACTTCGCAACATTCGCGTTCCCGATGAATGATCTTGATGAATTAACTTTCTCTTCGCCTTCTTCCACGACCAACGATTTAGGAGCCTTCTAATGCCACTCAAGTTCCGACGAGGTGTTGCCGCAGATCGAACGACGATCACTCCCGCGCAAGGCGAGCCGATCTACACGACCGACACGAAGAAGATGTACATCGGAGACGGCTCAACCGCAGGCGGCGTTGAAGTTGGCGGCGGCGGAACGCTCACCGTCAACACGCAAGACTTCACGTCGAGCGGTACTTGGACGAAGCCTGCGAATGCCGTCTGGGTTGAGGTCACGATGTGCGGCGCGGGTCAAGCAGGACAAAATGGTTCAAGTGCGTCGTTTGGGAGTGGGGGCAGCGGCGGAAGAATTGCTACGAAAACATTTCTTGCTGCTGATCTTTCTAGCACTATTTCTGTGACTTGTGGAACTTCACAGACTTGGGGTAATCCATCGAACAACGCAGAGAGTTCTTTCGGCACATATTTGTATGCTTCTGGTCCAGGCGGCGGCGGTGACGATCAAGCAGGAGGAAGTACAACTGAGATTCTCGTCATTGCTCAGGCTGCCGGAGTTCCAGAAAACACCTTCGGAAATGGTGCATATGGAAACCCCGGCACTAATGGAAGGGTGGGATACTGGTTCGGTCCGGGTGGAGGAGGTTCTGGCGATTCTGGGGGAAGTGGAGGCGGTGCAGGAGGCAAAGCGAGCAGCGGACAATCTGATAGTGGCGGCGTAAGTATTGCTACCGGCGGCGGTGGAACTGCTGGGACCACGGCAGCAACAGGCGGTGCTGGTGGTGCTGGCGGCTACGACACCGTGACAGGATTCGGAAACGGAGGAGGAGGCGGCGGCGAAGGAACTTCAGGCGCAGGCGGCGCAGGCGGCGCGGCAGTTCGCGGCGGCGGCGGCGGCGGCGGTGGAAAGGGAACAACAACCGGCGGAGCAGGTGGCGCAGGCGGCGCAGGATTCGTCCGCGTCCGAACTCTTTGCTTCGGGTGATCGACTACGCTTCTCGCATAGGAGACAACATGGAAAAAGAAGAAGAAGGAACGGTACTGCGGAACTTCTCGCAGGCAGGACAAGACGTGTTCGTTTCGCTCGCGCTCGATCGAAAACAGGGCGGACTCTTCGTCGACCTCGGCGCAGGACATCCGCAGAACTACTCGAACACATTCGGCCTTGAGAAGTTCGCCGGATGGCGCGGCATCCTCGCAGACATCGAGACAGTCGATCAACTCAAGGCCGAACGCGATCCGCGCAATCTCTTCTACGGAAACGCGCTCGATCCGAAACTGATGGAAGACATCCTCACGCTCGCGGATGCGAATGAAGGGACGCTCGACTATCTCTCGCTCGATCTTGAACCGCCAGAGTCGACGCTCGCCGCGCTCTACGGCCTTCCGCTCGATGAGATGACTTTCGCCGTCGCGACCGTCGAGCATGATCTCTATCGCGGGAAAGAATCGATCAAGTTCGCGATCGAAGGCATCTTGCAAGGCTACGGATATCGCCGAGTCGCTGAGAACGTGCGGATGATCGCGAAGAACGAGAGCGGGTATCTCCTTGTTCCGGTTGAGGACTGGTGGGTGCATCCGTCACTCGTCGACGTGCATCGCGCGAGCGAAGTCGCGGCAGACGTGCGCCGCGAGCAGGAGATCCGCCTGCTTGAGATCATCGAACAATTCAACGCGGAGGCAGCATGAAGACGGAACTCGTCAAGATCGACGCTCTTGTCTTCGATCCGGCAAACGCTCGCAAGCACGGAGAGAAGAATCTCGCCGCGATCAAATCGAGCCTTCAGCGATTCGGACAGCAGAAGCCGATCGTCGTCGATGCGAACGGAGTTGTCCGCGCAGGCAACGGAACGCTTGCCGCAGCAAAGGCTCTCGGATGGAAGGAGATCGCGATCGTCCGATCTCCTCTCTCGGGAAGCGAAGCGACGGCCTACGCGATCGCGGACAACCGAACGAGTGAACTCGCGGAATGGGACGACGACGTTCTTGCGCAGACGCTTGCGGCACTTCAGATCGAGGATGAGGAACTCGCGCTCGCGAGCGGATTCGATGCGAAGGAGATCGACGCTCTACTCGCTCCCGATGAAGTGACAGAGGACGAAGTTCCAGAGGCTCCGGTCGATCCGATCACGAAGAGCGGCGACCTTTGGATTCTCGGAGATCATCGCTTGCTCTGCGGAGACTCGACGAAGGCGGAGGATGTAGCGCGGCTGATGAACGGAGAGAAGGCGGATCTCTGCTTCACTTCGCCTCCATACGGACAGCAGCGAGACTACACCGAGGAAGGAAAGGCAAAGGTAGCGGACTGGGATAGCCTCATGCGCGGAGTTTTCGCAAATATTCCGATGAGCGAATCTGGTCAGGTACTCGTGAATCTTGGCTTGATTCATCGCGATGGAGAATGGATTCCGTATTGGGATGCGTGGATTTCTTGGATGCGCGATCAGGGATGGCGTAGATTTGGTTGGTACGTTTGGGATCAGGGACACGGACTTCCGGGAGACTGGAGCGGAAGACTTGCTCCGTCGCACGAGTTTGTTTTTCATTTCAACAAAAAATCGATTCGTCCTTCGAAGATCATTGAAAATAAAATGTTTGGAAAGGTAACGAAGCCTTCTGGAAATCTTCGGCAAAAAGATGGCTCAAGGCCGAAGTTCAACGGACAGAATGAGCATGGACTCTATGAATATGCAGAAAAACGAATTGCCGACTCTGTAATTCGCGAATATCGACATTGCGGAGCAACGGAGCATCCTGCGGTTTTCTCGATCAACTTTGCTGCATTCACAATCAGAAGTTGGGACGGACTTATTTTTGAGCCTTTCTGCGGATCAGGCACGACGCTCATCGCCGCAGAACAACTCGGTCGCAAGTGCTACGGAATGGAGATCTCTCCGCAATACTGCGACGTGACCGTCAAGCGATGGGAGAACCTCACAGGAAAGAAGGCCGTCCTTGCCACTCGGTAGACCTCGCGCCGAAATCGATTTGCGTCTCGTGCAATCTCTCGCGCGAATCGGATGCACTCATGCCGAGATCGCGACGATCTGCGGAGTCGCCGAGCCGACGATTCGTCGCCGATGCCGAACCGAGATCAACAAGGGATACGATGAGATGCGGATGAGCCTGCGCCGTTGGCAGTATGAGAAAGCGAAGGAAGGCAATGTCGCGATGCTCATTTGGCTCGGCAAGCAGCATCTCGGACAGCGCGAGAAGATCGACGAGACGAGGCGCGAAGAGGTCGTCACGATCGAGCCATTCGAGGCTCCGAAGCCTCGGCTCGCGGATAGCGCGTGAAGATTCGCGTACCAACTCCTCAATCAGTTCTGCATCCATCGCAACTCGATGTCTTCCGTCGACTGCGTCGATTCAACGTCCTTGAGATTGGCCGTCGTTGGGGAAAGACGAAGTTTGAAGAGTTCGTCATTCTCAACGACGCGATTCGAGGCAAGCGGACGGCGTGGTTCGCGCCTTCGTACAAGTACCTTGCCGAGCCAGTCCGCGATCTTGAACGCGCTCTACTTCCGCTCATCTCGAAGCACGATCGAGTCGAGAAGCGCATCGAACTTTCAACCGGCGGGACGATCGACTTCTGGACGCTTGAAGACGCGGACGCAGGCCGAGGCCGTTTCTACGATCGAGTCGCGATCGACGAGGCCGGATTCGTCGTCGGCCTTCTCGACATCTGGCGAGCGGCGATTCGACCGACTCTCGCCGATCGAAAGGGAAGCGCGATCTTCGCCGGAACGCCGAAAGGTACAGGCGACTTCCATCGTCTCTTTCTCGAAGCAGAAGGAGACACGACAGGCACTTGGGCCGCGTTCCGAATCGGCTCGATGTCGAATCCGTTTCTCGATCCTGCGGAAGTCGAAGCCATGCGAGCGAGTCTGCCGAAGGCGATCGCCGATCAAGAACTCGAAGGAATTCCCGCAGAAGACGGAGGGAATCCCTTCGGCCTCGATGCGATCCGCGCTTGCATCGCGCCGATGTCGGCAGCAACTCCAGAGGCTTGGGGAGTCGACCTCGCGAAGTCGCAGGACTGGACGGTCGCAGTCGGCCTCGATGCCGAGGGCCGCGTCTGTCGGCTCGAACGGTGGCAGGCTCCTTGGAACGTGACGCGCGAGCGACTCGCGAAGATGATTCAGAACGCTCCGGCGCAGATCGACTCGACCGGAGTCGGCGATCCGATCGTCGAAGATCTTCGCAAGGTCTGTCGAAGAACCGAAGGCTTCAAATTCACAAGCCAGAGCAAGCAACAACTCATGGAAGGCCTACAGATCGCGATCTCGACTGCGGACATCCGCTTTCCCGATGGTTGGCTACGGAGTGAACTTGAATCCTTCGGCTTCCGATACTCAGGGAGAAACGTCTCCTATGAGGCGACAGTCGGACACGACGACGGAGTCTGCGCTCTCGCGCTTGCCGTTCTTGCGCGTCGAGCGCGAAGGCCTCTCATGGTGAAAGTCATCTGATGAATCTACTCGCACGAATCAAAGCGGCGTTCACTCCGGAGAAGTACTTCAATTCTTCGATGACGATCCTTCGCGGCGAGCCTGCGAAGAGATCGCCGTTTGAATATCGCGCCGCTGTGAATGCGTATCGATCTTGGATCTACGCAGCGGCGAATCTGAACGCTGTCGCTGTCGCGAGTCAGCCTCTTCGCTTGTACGTTCGGAATAAGAGTCAGTCGACGAAACTCTGGAACACTCGCAAAGCCTCGCGCCGAACGAAGTCATATCTCTTCGGCGATCTCGAACAGCGTCCGAGTCGATATGCGCTTACGAAGGCCGCAGAGTACGGCGACGACTTCGAGGTCGTCGACGACGCGCATCCGATCCTTCAGTTGCTCTCGAAGGTCAACCCCTACCAAAACGGATTTGACGCGACAGTTCTCCGCGTTCTGTACGGAGAGTTGACTGGCAACTCCTACATCCATCCAGTCATCGATCAGCGTCTCGGCGTTCCGGTGCAACTCTGGACGATGCCTTCGCAATTCGTTGAAGTCGTTCCCGGTCAGCAAGGCGAAGACTTCGTCAAGGCATATCGCTACGGCGCGACCGAAGAGCAGAAGCGCGAGAACACATATGCGCCTGATGAAGTGATCCATTTCAAGCGACCGAATCCGGCGGATATGTACTACGGGATCGGCAAGGTCGAGGCCGCTTGGGGCGCGATCATGGCGAACGAAGCCATTCACGAGATGGATGTCGCCTTCTTCGCGAACAAAGCGCGTCCCGATTATCTCCTCGTCGTCAAGTCGCCTGCACACGACGACGAACTCGAACGTCTCGAAGTCTCGATCGACGAGAAGTTGCGCGGATCGAAGCGCACCGGACGCTTCCTCACGACGACGGCAGACATCGACCTCAAGCCTCTCTCTTTCCCTACGAAGGATCTCGCAGGCCGCGATCAGATCGTCGAAGAGATCGCCGCAGTCTTCGGCGTTCCCGTCTCGATGCTGAAGGCGAACGATCCGAATCTCGCGAGCGCGACCGTAGGCTTCGCATCATGGAAGCAGACGACGATCTTGCCGCTGCTCCGCATGGATGAGGAGACGCTGAATCAGAATCTTCTGCCGCTCTTCAATATCGAAGAGGATGCGTTTCTCGCCTATGACAATCCAGTTTCCGAGGATGAGCGATTCGCCTTCGAGAAACTCCGCTCGATGGTCGCAGGCGGAATCATGACGGCGAACGAGGCGC